AAAACTTCTACACCAAAAGAATTATACTACTACTGCACTAACCATCCTGGAATGGGAGGTAAATTTATTATGGTAGAAAAAGAAATGGACTTAGATATAGATGTATCTAGTTTACCTAATTATGTTAACCCAGTAAAAGAAGAAGAATATGAATTTGAGTCCTTTACAGATTATCCTGAATCTGCAGTCAATGCTGCAAAAAGAGCCCTTGAATGGAAGGATGAGCACCCTGACAACGACTGTGGTACAAGAGTTGGATGGGCGAGAGCTAACCAGCTTGCTAACAGACGTCCAATATCAGAAGATACTATTGCAAGAATGGCTTCTTTTGCTAGACATTTACAACACGAAGACGTCCCCTATAGTGAAGGGTGCGGCGGCTTAATGGTAGATGCTTGGGGAGCTAGAGCAGGTATAGAATGGGCTAAAAATAAACTAGAAAAGATTAGAGCTAGTAAGGTGTCTCTCTCAAGTGAGAAAATTATAGATGCATTACCTATAGAGGAACAAGAGAACATCTTTAAGAGACTCTTAGATAGGGGGACTCACATAAGCAAACTAAAGAAAGAAGGCTATGAAGAGGTAGAACCAGAACAATTCTTTAAATATATATTTGGTTTACCAACTAAAAGACAGGCAAAAGGAGAAGATGCAATAACTACAAAAGGAGCTAAAGTATTATATCAATATACAGGACCAGTAGATTCAAAGATAAGAAAGTTTTGTAAACGTATGATGGACCTTAGTAACAAAGGTATATTATGGTCTAAAACAGACTTACAAAACATACAAGGTAGTAATCCAGAGTTTCCTACATACTATAACATATACGAGTTTAAAGGCTCTTATGGTTGTAGACATAATTGGAAAGCAGTTTACTTATATCAAAAACAACCTAAGAAACAAAAAGTTACTGTAACGTTTATGGAGAAAGCTAAATTAGCTTCTAAAGAATATAAGTTTGGACTAAACGAAGATAAGAAAAGAGTAGTAGGTCCGATGCTAATACCTAACAAGCTTATACTAAGGGTAGATGAAGATGGAAATCCTTTCTATGTCTATTTTAGTGAAGATACAGTAAGATCTATAGCTGAAAAAGCAATCAAAGAAAAACTAATAGACGTGGTTAATTTAGAGCACAATCCAGACATGCCAGTTAAAGCACATATGACTTCTAGTTGGATAAAAGAATCAGATGACGATAAATCTAATATGTACGGTATGAATGTACCTAAGGGTACTTGGTTAGCCGAATATAAGATAGAAGACGATAATGTATGGCAGATGATTAAGGATGGTGTTATAAATGGCTATTCAATTGAAGGGTTCTTTCAAAATAAAAAGATACAATAACAATATATAAATATATATAGATATATGATAATATCACCCGAACCAAAAGCAGGATTTATTTTTACTTTCTTTACAACAGGATTTATGGCACAAGACCTTTTAATGGCATTAGTATTAGGGTTTATAGGTGCTGCAGGAGGATATGCCTTTAAGATACTAAAAGATTTAGTGTTAAAGCATAAGAAATAGCGTGTCTCTCCTATTATTTTTTAATAGTTATATATTAGCCTATTTATTACTATAGAAAAGAAACTTAACAATTTATAATTCACAATCATATTATGAAAAAAGAAGAATTAAAGGATCTAGTTAAGGGCTATTTCAATCTAGAAGACAAACAAGAAGAAATCAAAGAATCAAAAGAAATCACTAAAGAAGCATTTGCATCAGGAGAGTTAATTGACGGAACTAAAGTCAATAACGGATCTGATAAAGATCTTGAAGTTGGTGATAGCTTATTCGTAGAAACTGAAGCTGGTGAAACAGTAGATGCTCCTTCTGGAGAACACGAGTTGAAAGATGGAACTGTTGTTGTCGTAGATGGAGAAGGCAAAATAACTGGTCTACACAAAGACGGGGAAACCGGTCAAGGATCTCTTGCAGAAGAGTTACCAGATTCAGGTCCTGCTAAAATCTTAAACGAAGAAGAAAAACTTTCTGAAGTTAAAGAAGAGGTAGAACTTGCAGAGAATGCAATCGATGAATCAGGCGATTTACCAATGTCAGAACACGGAGACGAAGAAGACATGGAAGAGCATGGAATCAAAGAAGAAATTATCGAAGCTATTATGGGTGAAATTGCTCCAATGATGGATGAGATGAAAAAGAAACTAGCTGAACATGAAGAAAAAATGAAAGAACATTACTCTTCAGCTGCTAGTGAATCAGTAACTGAGAAAGCTTTTAGTAAAGCTGGATTTGGTTCAAAGCCAGAAGGAGAAGGATTAACCTTCAACAATGGCGATTTAAAAGCTATGCAGTACGCTAACGTATTGGAGAGAGCTTCAAAAAACAATTAATTAACAAACTTTAAAATTAAAAAATTATGGCATTAGATGTATCTGCATTAAATGACTTCAACAATGAAGTAGCAGGAAAAGTCATTCCTAAGATTGTATTTGAAGGATATACTACTTCAATACTACCAATCCAGGAAGGAATTAAATTCCAAGAGCCGTTAAACATATTCGAAGTTGATTTACAAATCCAAAGTGGAGATTGTGTTTCAAACCCTTCAGGATCTTTTGACGCGACTCAAAGAACAATATCAGTAACTCAAAGAACTTCTTATGATGGACTTTGTTTAGACAACCTAAACCCAAAGTACTTAGGTATTTCGGCTTTAGATAGAGGATCGTACAACGAGACTTTCAAATTAGCTTCTGTATACACAGAACAAATCGTTAACCAAATGAAAAAAGCAGATGATGCTTTCCTATGGGGTCCAGGTCAATTCGGAACCTTTACTTCAGCATCTACAGCAGGAGTAGTAATTCCTGATGCAGCTACAGGATCAGTATCTTCTGGTACAATCTTAGGTATTACTGACGCACTTATCGAAAACTTAAGTGATGACGTAGCAGATAGAGATGATTTAACTATCTGGATGTCTGTATCTAACTTTAGAAAATTCATTACAGCGTTAAGAGGAATTAACAACTATTATTTCGATCCGGGATCAATTTCTAACAGAACTGGTATCCTACAGATCGCATATCCATTCCAAAATGTAAAAGTAGTAGGAACAAGTGGTATCTCTGGAGACAGAATCGCACTTATGCCTGATGCTTATGCAGTAGTAGGAGTAGATTTACTTTCAGACGTTGAAAACTTCCAACTTTGGTATGATATAAACGCAGACCAATTAAAACATAGATTAAAATCTAAGTTAGGTTCGCAGGTAGCGTTCCCAGAGTACATTGTTTCTAACGGACTAAACTAAGAAACCAAAACCAATAGGGGGTAATTAATTTTACCCCTTATATTAACTAACTAATAAAACCAATAAATTATGGCATGTGATATTACAAGCGGCTTTTCACTAGCGTGTAGAGATAATACAGGAGGAATAAAAAATATTTATATTCTTTCCGGATCAGTTTCTTCCGTAGTAGAAAGTTCAGAAGGGTTAATTAGCGCGTTATCAGGTAGCGGTGTCTTTTATAAGTTTGAATTGACTAAAAACACTGGAGACTTTACAGAGACTCCAACAGTAAGTTTAGAAGCTGGTACAGTATTTTATGATCAAATACTTAACGTAGCATTTCACAAACTTCAATCGTCAATTAGAAATCAGGTAAAAGTCTTAGCTCAAAATCCAGACCTTAAAATCGTTGTTGAAACAAACAATGGTGTAGAGACTCCATATACAGGGAGATTCTTCTACGTAGGGAATAGAAGAGGAGCTACTTTATCAGGAGGAGCAGGAGCAACAGGTACAGCATTTGGAGATGCTAACCAGTACGCTTTAGCTTTCCAAGGTATGGAACCTGAACCAGCAGAAGAGATTTCAACTTCTGACGGTACTTTAGCAGTCGCACTATCTGGAATAACAGTAGGCTAATTATACAATTAATAAAGGGGAGTGGTTATAAACTATCATTCCCTTTTTTTATAAACGAATTAAATGATAAACTTAATTAAAGAAGGCACTAGTAATACTATAGCAATATCACCTGCTACAGCTAGTATATACCACGACTTAGTTAGTGGATCATTCAGATTAAACATTACACAGGACTATGATATGTCCAGTGCAAGCATTGACTTGGGTAAACTAGCACCAGTTCCGGCTGGATACTATAACAACTATTTGTTATTTAGCGTACCATCAAGTCTTATACCGTCTCAGAGCGGTAATTACTCTTATGTATTAGTAGAAGGTATAACCGGTACTGGTATATGGGGAAACACAACGGAAACATTTGGCCTTGCAGACTTTAGATGGGATGCTGAAGGTACATTTATAAATGATAGACCAATAGATTCAGGTAGAGCAAGAGTTGTTGGATCGGATGATCCTTCGTATCTTAGTTATACAGGAGGTCCACAAGATGGACAATATACAACTTATCATAAATAATTATGGCAAAGAATAAAAATAAAATGCATTTCGCCAAAGTAGAAAGATTCAATTCAGAGCAAGTAAACTTTCAAGAGAAAATACAAGGCAAATATGTAAAGAGTGGTAACGATAATAGATTTCCACAATATCTTATAGACTTATACAACAGATCAGCAATACATGCTGCTTGTATAGATTCTATTGTCCATGGAGTTATAGGGCAAGGATTAACAGCAAACGAAGAGCTTTTTTTAGAGCATGCAAATAGTAGAGGAGAAACGTGGAATGATATATTTAAGAAAATATCTTTAGATTATATCTTACACGGTAGCTTTGCTTTAGAAGTTATCTACAGTAGAGATAGAACTAAAATAGCAGAAGCATATCATATTGACTTTTCAACTATAAGAGCTAAAGAGAAAAACCACCGCGGAATCATACCCGGTTATTATATTTCTAACGAATGGAAAGTATTTACAGCTCATACAGATGAGAATACAATGTATCTTCCAGTCTTTGATACTAAAAAATCAAAAGAAGAACCATCTCAAATCTTTGTCGTACATAACTACAGACCAGGTCAACAATACTATCCATTACCTTCTTATAATGGAGCCCTTAGAACCGTTGAGTTAGATGTAGAAACGTGCAATTTTCACGTTAATAATATTAAAAATGGTTTGGCACCGAGTTTAGCTATAACTACATATACAAATGGAAGTTCTGACGATGTAGAGTCTATAGAGACAATGTTAAGAGCTAATTATGGAGGAACAGATAATGCCGGAGCTTTAATTTACATGGATGTAGATAGTCCGGAAAACAAGCCTGATATTACACCTATACCTTCTAATGGTCAGGACGGCTATTATACAACGATAAACGAAATGTCTATTCAGCAGATACTAACTGCACACAGGATTACATCTCCTATGTTATTAGGAATTAAGACTGAAGGTCAATTAGGTGGTAGATCAGAACTTATAGATGCTAGAATATTATTCGAACATAACGTTATTGAACCATTCCAACAACAAATATTAAGACAATTAGAGGGTATTATGCAAGTTAATTACCCAGATATAATCTTAGGAGTGCAAACTCAAACTCTTTATGAAGACGGAGAAGTAGGAGAAGATGTAGTAACTTCAGTAGAGGTAACTGACTCTGAAGCAGAAGAAGTAGAGAGATCAGACGAAACTAACGTAGAAGACGTACCAAGAAATTTAGAATAAAGATATGACAAATACATTTTTAATATCAGAGGCACAAATCAGATCTTACACTGATATCGACAATAATATTGATTCAGCATTAATTAAGAACGGTATAAGAGAAGCACAGGATATAAAGCTACAACCAATTATAGGTACTTTACTAATAGATAAACTTTATTCTTTAGTAGATGCAGGTACAATAGGAGATGCAGCTAATGCAGACTATAAAACGTTATTAGATAGCTATATTCAAGATATGCTTATATATGCTGCATATTGGTATATATTAGATTCTATCTATATAAGAAGCAGAAATAATGGCTTACTAATACCAGATGGTGGAGAGAGTTCAATCGCAGCTGATAGAACAATGTACAATACTAAGCGCACAGCGGTACAAAATAAAATGGAATTCTATTCTAATTTATTAACTGACTACATAATAGAAGAACAAACTTTATATCCAGAGTTAAACGAATCAAATAAATTGTTCGAATTAAATCCTGATTACGATGAGAAATATGGTTCTCCATTTGTCTTTAATCATAAAGGAAAAATGACTAGAGAGTTTATAAGAAGAGGATACAGAGTTTACGACACAAGATATAAACAATACCCACAATAATTATGGCAAATTACAATTTAACTAACCAAGAAATAAAAGATACTTTCCAGCAGCTTGCTCAGGTAAGTGGATCAGGACTTCCTGACAATAAAAATTATATTTTAGATGGGACTGGTTCTTTAAAGACAAGTTTAGAGCTTACTGCTTCTTTAGCAATTTCAGCCTCTCATGCTGTTATAGCAGATAGTAGTTTAAGTGCTACTAATGCAGATACAGCTTCTTTCTTTGGAGAAGGTATAGTAACTGCTTCAGCGTTAGCTTCAACTATTACGTTTACTAAAGATAGCGGTGTTACTTTCGATGTTACTGTAGCTCAATCAGGTTCAGTAGAATCAGCATCTTATGCTAATTTTGCAAGTAATGCAGAGTCTGCTTCTTATGCAACTTCTGCTTCTAGTGCAATATATACAGTATCAAGTTCTTATGCTATAAATGCTACTTCAGCATCTCATGCATTATACTCAGTATCATCTTCGGCAGCTTTATATTCTGTATCGGCTTCAGCAGCAATAAGAGCAGTATCTTCTTCTCATGCTTTAAATGCAGATCATGCAACTCAAGCAGATGATTTAGTAATAAATGTAAAAAACTTAGCCGGTGAAACGTTAGCTAAAGGTACAGCAGTACATGCTACGGGAGTTACTGGAGAAAATGTAACAATTATAAAAGCAGATGCAAGTATAGCAGGTAATATGCCAGCTGTAGCGGTACTTAACGAGGAATTAACAGATAACTCAACCGGAGAAGCTCTTATCAACGGTAGACTTATAGGAATAGATACTTCAAATTTAGTAGCAGGTGCTCCGGTATATGTAAATATAGAGGGTAATTTAACTGCAACTAAACCAACAGGAAGTTTGCTTATACAAAATATAGGTACAGCGGCTAAGATTAATGCAAGTGATGGTGAGATAATACTTCAAGGCTCCGGTAGATCAAATGACTTACCTAACATTACTACAGATTATTTATGGAAAGGTGATAGTAACGGTGTACCACAAGCAGTTGCGGAGTCTACCTTAGATGTAAATTCAGCTTCAACAGCTACATCAGCTTCTCATGCAGTACAAGCAGATAATGCTACTTCGGCATCTTATGCAGTTACTTCTTCCCATGTAACTGATCCTAATATTGCTTATACAAACGTAAATAATAGCTTTACAGGTACACAAACATTTAACAATATTGCTGTTAACGGTACAGGTTCTTTTGCTTATTTAGAATCAGTAACAGGATCTGCTAAAATTATAGGTGATGCATTTATTATCTTAAATAACGATACCCCTACTGAAAGATATGCGGGTATAAAAGTTATAGATAGTGGTGCAGCTGATACTACAGCTTCTTTACAGTTTGATGGAGGGACTAATGATTGGTTCTATGAATACGGAGGAGATGATGCTACAGATCATGGGGTATTAATGTTTGGACCGGAGTATGGAGCTAAAGGATCACCAACTTATTTAACAAGTAACACAATACCTAAAGGAGATGGAGGACATCACTTAAACGATTCTAACATTATAGATGATGGTTCTTTAATAACTTTAGACTCAGCAGTCTCAGCTTCAGGAAATATATCTGGTAGTAGAATAGCAGCATCAGATGGTTTTGCAACTAATGCAGCTTCTTCATTTGCATTTATTCAAACTGATAGTCAAACTGCTTATGGTAACGTAACAATAGACATGGCTAATTCAGTATTCTCTGGATTAACTATAGGGGCAGCAGCACTACCAACAAGAGCTCCAGGTATTACAATGTATACTTCTCATAGTTCTTTTGCTACAGGATTTAACTATGCAGGTATAACTATAAACGACGGTGACAATGGAGTTACCTTTTACGGAAATAAAGTAAATGCAGGAGGTTCTGGAGCAGTAGCTCCGGCAGATAAAGCAGCATTTGTTATACAAGCAGGTGCTACTGCAGATTCTACAACAGGAGATAATACTTCTTTTGCAATAAATAATGCAGATGGATTCCCTAACTTTACTAAAACTACTATCTTTAGAAGACCAGTATCTGCTTCAGCAGGTATAAGTGCATCAGGAGATATAGGTTTATCGGGTAACTTAATAGTAGACGGAGCATCTAACTTAAATGGAGTATCTACTCTAAGTGGTTCAGTTATTGTAACTGGTTCAGTACAATCTGAGGTAATAAGTGGTTCAGCAGATGGTAGTAGAAACTTTAGTTTAGATATGGAAAAAGCTAGTATGTACACTTGTGAACTTATATCCGGTAGTAATATAAACATACAACCGGCTAACATAAAGAAAGGTGGTACTGTAATGCTTAAAACTATACAGCCTTCTACATCAGCAGATTCTTATGGAGTATTGACTTACGAAAGTTCAGTTAAGTTCTCAGGAGGTACAAGTTTACAACCTACAGCTGCTTCTGGTAGTGTAGATGTATTTACTTTTGTTTCTTTTGACGGTACTACTTTAGATGCTACAAGTGTAACTGATTTAAAATAATATTATATGTTAGTAAAACCTTTTGGATTTTATGGTGCAGCAGCAGCAGGTGCAGGTGGAATAGGTTATGGTAATCCACCTTATGATCAAGATTTAGTAGCTTACTATGACTTTGGAGACAATACAGATGGGAGTTGGACAGGGGGCACTACTTTAGCAGATGGAGATATGGTTACTGATTTATCTGGTAATGGTTTTGATTCTGAATTACAAGCAGGATTACAAACATGGACTTATGATTCTACAGTAGGCAAAGGAGTTATTGCTACAAATGTTAAGTCAGGTGGTTATTTCTTTATGGATGCTTTATCAGGTGCTTTTGCTTCTTTAACTGCATATACTTTTGAGTTTGTTTGTTATTTAGCTAGTGACTTATCCAATGATAACTTAATATTTAGATTTGACAATAATGGTTTTTCAAGAGCAGAAAGTAACTTACAGCAGTATACTAGCCCTCCTAAAAGAATAGGATTCGATACTATTACTCAACAAAATAACAACGTATCAGTAGGTACTAATAATCAAGCTGTTTTAGCAGGCTTTTTACATATGGTGTATACAGCCGGTCAAGGAGAAACTTCTAAGGTTTATTTTAATGGTAGTTTGTTAGGTGAAGGTGGTACAACAATGTCGGGTACTGATACTTTTACTTTTGATAGAACAGGAGAAACAGCAAATACTAATGCATGGTTTGGTACAAGTAACTATTCAGGAGGTACATTTCCAGGACAAATGGGTGTATTTAGATTATATAGTAGTGCAATGACTGCTACAGACGTATCAAATAACTTCTCTTTCTATAACGCTCAATTCCCATAAAAAGAAAAGCCCTCCATAGGTAGAGGGCAATTCAAGGGTTTTAAAAAAATGTAAGGTTAAAGTTATGACGTTTAACTTATATATAAGATAAGAACTTTATCTCAATTAAACAACTAAGCATACTTAAAAGTATAACCATTCCAACTATCTTTATTTCCTTTTAAAATTTTTGCTATAGTACAACGGTTAATTATACCCTTAAAAGCTTTACTAGCTTGTGTATAAGAATCAAAATTAAGGTGTTCTTTAGTCTCAACATTTATAGCAGTTACTGGCATTTTTCTAGCACTTCCTCTTCCTCCAATTACTTTTTTGTAATTCTCTTTATCATTAAGAATTAAGTAGGTTGCTGCTTTAGGGCTAACTTGATATAGTTTTTCTCCTGGTTTTAAAGAATTATACAAATCCCAATATTGTTTAATTCTAGCTTGCTTACCACTTTTACTTTGATAAGTATATTTAAAATGTTCATATACTTCTTCTATAGCTTTTTTATAGTTGTGATGTCTAAGCCAGTTCATTAATTTATAATCATTTTTATAAAATACTCTATAATCAGTATACTTCTTAATTTGTTTCATTGTATCTTCCAAATTTCTATTATTGTTAGGAATAGTCATGTTAAATAAAGTTTCTCTAACTTTACCAATAGTAGTCCAAGCTACAGTACTAAACATATCGTCTTGTTTAGCTAATACACTCTTAAAAAAGTTCATATCTAAAGGTAAGTCAATCATCTCATAATTATAAACTGATCTCTTTCTACCAGGAGTTTTACAACCACCGTCTCTATTAGGATTAGTTCTTCTAGGTACAGTAACAGGTATTCTCATATCGTTAAAGTTTCTACCGTTAAACTTAGAGTACCATTCTCTATCTAATAAAAGTAAAGCACCTTTCATAATAACAGTATAGTAACCAGCATCTTTAGAGTTAGATACTTTATAGAAATACTTTCTTTTTTTAGCGTCAACTTTAGATACCCTGAACAATCTAGCCATCATTTGAAGAATAGAGTTAAGGTTTCTAGTCATAGTAAAGTCAATAGCATTATAAAGTTCGGTATAAGACCAACCCATTCTACCTCTGTTTACAGAAACTAATACTCTTACATCGTTATCTTCTTTAAACTTATCCATAAGAGAAGAGTCATCATCGTTCTTACTGTGAGATACTAGTACACCATTTTCTAAACCGTCAAAGGTTCTAAGTACTTCAGCAAACTTATTAGCTTGTTTAATTGAGTTAGCCCATATAATAGTCTTATCTAAATGCTTAAAGAACTTACCAGCAACATCGTTAGTAAGTCTGTTTACGTTCTTAAGACTCTTTATAGGGTTTTTAAGTTTTTTCATCATACCTAAAATAACTTTCTTAAAAGAAGCTTCGTTAGCTAATCTAGCTTTAGCTATAGCAGTTAAGGTTAAGTTATCATTAGCGTTATAATCTTCCTCTTTAAAGTCATAGTAAGAAGAAACAACATGAACTTCAGTATCAGCAATTCTACCTTCGTCATATAAATCCATTACAGGTACAAAGTGCATATGGAACCCACCTTTTAAAATAAAGATAGAAGGAGTACCAGTCAATAGTAACTGCTGTTTAGGTTGAGTTTTCTTTATAATAGTTTTTACAGTCTTAGCATAGTACCATACGTGAGCTTCGTCAACAATCAGTTTCTCTACTTTAGGTAAAATATCAATACACATACTAATAGTCTGCGGTAAACAAACAATTACTTGAGCGTCTGAATCTACAGCATCTCTAAGCTCATCACAAGTCTTACAGACTACATACTTAAAGTCAGGATTAAAATCTATAATCGAATCTTCGAAGTTAGATCTTAAGTTAGTCTGAGCAGAAGGTATAATAATAGTCTTCTTGTTTTTGTTAGATTTATCCATATAGAATAAGTTTAACAACATAATAGTATAGAAAGTTTTACCTGAAGAAGTACCGGCAGCTAATACTACCTTATCTTCGTTAAGTATCTTTTCATCTACTAATGCATCCATTTGCCATTTTACCTCATCGATAAATGGTCTTGCTTTTAACATCTTTTTTAAATTTTTTAATCTCATAATTATTTATTTAAATATTGTTTTAAGTGACTCTCAGTAAACTCTAGGTTCATTATAGCTTGATGAACTTCTGCAAGTATCTGATTATATTGACGGTTAGTCAATTCTAATGGACCAGATTCTGAACCATTAAGTGTTAGTAAATCTAAAGTAGCAGCTAAATTATGAGCTGATTTTGCAATAGACTTAATGTTTTTAAATTCTCTTTTTAATCCTTCTTTGTATCGTACTTCTACCATAACCTTAATTTTAGTTTAAATTAACAGCAGGTAAACTATTCACCCGCTTTATTAATATAAAGATAAGAAAAATATATCGACTAGGCAACTATTTAACAAATTATTTTTTTTTAGGGTTTACGTATTTAAGAGCTATGTATATATAGACGATAGTTGCATTTACGTCAAATATATCGTATATTAATAATATAAAGAAAAGTAAAAATGAAACAAAAAGAAGAATGGAAAGCAGTACCTAATTACGAAAGATACTTAGTGTCAAACACAGGTAGAGTTATATCGACTCTTAAAAATCGAACCAAAGAACTTAAAGCTCAGAAAGATGCTATTGGCTATCTACATTTTCGTTTGTACCCTACAGAACCAATTCATGGTTTCTACCCTAATGGAAGGGGAAAGAAGCCTAGGTTATTTAAAGCGCATAAACTTACCTTAGAGACGTTCTGTCCTACCTTAGACACGACGTTAGAGGTTAATCATAAAGACGGTAATAAGCATAATAATAGCTTAGATAATTTAGAGTGGGTTACCAGACAGCAGAATATACAACATAGCTGGGATTTAGGTGTGAGAGCTAATATGCATACTAAGGTAGCAAGAGTGAATAGAAAACCTTTAGTAGCTATACATCGTTCAGGTCAAGAAAGATACTTTAGTGGTAATATAGTTGCTAAGTTTGGTTTAGGTTGTAGTCTGGGTACTATAGCCAATGTTCTAAGATCAGGAAAGGAAATAGAAAGAGGAGCAGCTAAAGGTTATACTTTGGTTAGAATATCAGAATTACCTAATGATTGTCAATTTGAAGACGTTCCAGACTTACAAGAAAAGATAGAAGCACACAATGCAAAGTACTTTAGTAAAAACTGGAAACAAAAAAAAATTAAAAAAAGTTTAGGAAATAGTTGATCTTCTGCAAAAAAAACATTACCTTATTGGATATCCCGGTAAGGATAACCAGAAAAGATAAAACCTAGATATGTATAATATATAATATTAAGAGAGTATAATATGGAAGATAAGTTAAATAAGATAATATTTCTAATAGAGAAGTTAATAGAAATAGAAGAAAAGAAAATAAATAAACCAATAGAAGTAAAAAGTAATCCAGTAAATAATAAAGATTACTATAGTTTTGAAGAATTAGATACATTAATTAAGACTAAGATATCTCAGATTAACCTTAGTGATAAACAAAAAGCATTTGTTAAAAATATCTACGAGTTTGGAACTAAACACAATAGAATAACATCTAAACAATATCAAGCATTAATTAATTTATTATGAGCAAATACATTCCAACAAATAATAAACCAGAAGGTCAAGTAAAACCTAAGCTAAAAGTAAAAGTAGTTATGGATGGAAAGGAAACTTTTCTAAATGAATACGATGCTTTTCAAATGATATCTGAACTTAAACAACAAATGGCTCAAGTAAGTCAAGCAGTACAGGGTATCATGGATGCGATGTCAGCAGCTACATCAGATGTTAGTCTTGCTAACCAGCCTCCTGCTAAGCAATCTACAGCTCCTCAGCCTGGTACATTAAAGTTACCTAAACTTAATAAAGTTAGTGATGGTAAATTATCTGGTGGAGAAAAATATTACGGTTCTGACGGTGGGGTCAAATTACAGTCGTAATGGTACCTTGGAAATACCAGAATAAAGAAGTTGCTTCGATAGAAGATGTACCTAAAAGCGCAGTAGGTTTTATATACATTTTAACAGATGTCTTAGGGTATTGGTATATTGGCCGTAAGGCTTTATATGCTACGGTTACAAAAGCTGCGCTTAAGGGTACTAAACGGAAACGGAAAGTTACGACAGAAAGTAAATGGTTAAGTTACTGTTCTAGCAATAAATATTTTAAACAATTAGAGTCATGGGAGATAGTAGATAGAACTATTATAGACTTTGCTTACAGTAAGAAGGAGTTAACGTTTTTAGAAACAGAAGCTTTATTTAGTTTACAAGCTCTTAGAAACCCAATGAGTAAAAATGCTAATATTTTAGGAAAGTTCTTTCCAAAAGATATAACAGGTAACAAGAAAGAGTAATGACAGATAAAGAAAAGAAAGCATTTGTAGATAAGCATATTACTAAGATATTTCCTCAGTTGCAAATTAATATGCAAAAGATATGTGGACAAGGAGCTTCGAAATGGCAGGATGATTTATTACAATTAAGTTTAGAATTCTTTTTAAACAAACCTTTAGACGTGCAGTATGAGTCTTGTGTAAATAATAAGTGCGAGCATTTCGTTACTTTTATCGGCAACTTTCAACTAAAGAGTTCTACCTCAAGGTTCTTTCATCATCATAGAAAATTCTTAGGTCAAACCAGAGAACTATTCGTCGGTAGCTATAAGTACGACAATGAACCTAACTACCCTAAGCCCTTCGAGGATGAAATATCAGATCTACAGATGTGTATAAACAAACAAATGTCTGAGTTAGATCCTTATGAGAAAATGTTACTAACGGAAAAGATAGACTGGGGTAATACGTACGTAGAGATTTCAGAGAAGTATAACATACCTTATGGTTCATTACAATCAGGACTAAAAAAGACTCTTAAAAAAATAAAAGAAAAATGCAAACATCTGACATAATACTAGAAATAAGCTTTATAGTTAACTTTGCCTTAATCGCTCTACTGCTCTCAATGGTTTATCCTAAAGTAGTAGATAGGTATAAGAAAAGACGTAAAAGACGAGAGACACGAAAAGTATCTCAAATAAGAAGAATAGTAAGAGAGTATTTAAAAGAGCTACAAAAATGATCTCCGTTACTATTTATAACATATTGGGTATAGCCGTTGGTAGTATTTTTATTACTAGCTTTTATACTCCAATACAAGGTATTAAGAATCGGCTGCTAGATAAGTTACCAGATAACTCCATTGGACGGTCCTGCCAGACTATACTTAGTTGTCCAAAATGTTTGGGTTTTATATTCTCTTTATTTATGTTCTGGGATGTAATAGCAGCTGTTCTTACTAGTTTGTTAGCATATTTTATAAACCATTTTATAGACAGGGTTGAGTCTTGGTATGAATGAAAGAGATAAAGATTGGTTATTAGGTTACTTTAAAAATAAAGCATATAAAAAAGTAATGCGTGGTAATGTTATACATGATTACTTATATGCAGAAAAAGTACTAAAAGGAGCAGATAAAATACACCGTAGAGGGTGTGGTTGTGAATACGGCGGCGTAGCACGCGCAGTAAATAAGTTATATGAAGAATGGCTAGAGAAAAAGATTACATAAGCAATAAAGAATACGACGAAGCATTAAGAAGGTTTTATAATGGTATTGATGACTTTACAGGTCATATAGAATATAAAGAGTCAATAGTAGAATCGTATAATCATAACCCTAGATTAGTAGAAGAGTATCTAACGGAAGGAGAAAGATACACAATACTTGATAGAGGATATATAATAACATCATACGGTAGAGTATTTAACCTCAGATTTAGAAGATTTCTTAAACCTAAATTCTACAATAGCGATATATACATATACTGCGGAGAGAGTAATTATAAGTTACAACCAATATTTCAAGATATGGGATGGAAGTTTGATAAAGTAGAGATACTAAGAAAGTATTTAGAGAATGACTGGAATAGAATAGTTATGGATAATTGTAAATATGCCCATGAAGTTTAAAGATATAGCTAAAGAGTTTAAGTTACCAGACAAACCTGAAGTTACAGGTACTACAAGTCTAAAGTTTAAAGAAGATGTATTTAACTTCTTTTACCCGCAATCACAAGATTCAACAATAGTAGAGTTTGGCTCTTATAGAGGTCATTTTACTGTATTGTTTAGTAAGATCTTTAACCAAGTATATTCTATAGATCACGCTACTAACGAATATTACGATATAAACACTAAAGGTTTAAAAAATGTTAAAAAGTATATTCATGATCTTTATAAAGCTAACATTTCAAAACTTAACCTTAGTAACGTAGATGTAGTAGTTATAGATGCAGTACATACATATAATGCAGTAAGAGTAGATACTAACTCAGCTCATACAATACTAAACAAATACGGTTATTTAATTTATGACGATTATGGTGCATTTGGTGAAGTAAAGCATGCCGTAGATAGTTTAGTAAAAGAGAACCAAATTAAAATAGTTAAATACGTAGGAGAAAACGAAGGATATAGTTATAAGGACAATCATAAGCTAAAAGCTAAAGAAGGAGTAATAGCACAATTCGTAGAATAAAGCTATTTATTAAAACAGGATATATAATATCAATATAATAAGGTATGGCTGGAGATAAAGTAAATAACAAAGAATTAAAGGATATCGTAGAGAAAGCGTACGACCTTCGATACAATCAGAATTATGGCCAAAGGAAATATGTTGCTTGGGCTAAGAAAGAATATGGTAAGAGTGAGCAGCAATGTTGTCAGTACTTTTTAAAAGCTAAAGATCATCATACTACTATGTGGAAGGAACTACTTGAGAAACAATTAACTCCGGCAGTAGAAGAACTAATTAGACTAATGGCAGATGAGAATCCTAAGATTAGACAAAGAGCTATTGATCAGATAGTTAAGTATACAGGCAATGATATACAGAAGATACAAGCAGAGATAAAAGGAGATATAACAGTTTCTTTTAATGAACCAGACTAAATGAGTCATGTTACTTTATTTACACCCTATGATGCTCAACAGGCATTTATAGATAAATTTGTTACTACCGAAGATCTATTCGGAATCCTTGTTGCTCCTCGCGGAAGCGGGAAAACCTTAGCAGCAATAAACTTTGCTTTATATTGGGCACTACAAAAAAAGAACCAAAAGCTAGGATGGTGTAGTCCTACATTTTCACAAGCTAAGTCTGTGTTAGATCAAATAGTTAAAGCAGCACCTGATCTAATAGTATCAAGTAACAGAATGGAAGCGGTAGTAACGCTAATAAACGGTTCTAGTATAAAGTTTCTTAGTAGTGACTCGGCAGATAATATTAGAGGTTTTAGGTTTACACATCTTATACTAGATGAAGCAGCGTATATTAAAGAGAGTGTTATTAGTACTATACTATTACCTACTCTTAACCCAAATGGAATTAAATGCCTACTAGTAAGTACACCAGCCGGTAAGAATCATTTCTTTAGTTGGTATATGAAAGAAGATGTTATAAGCCATAGAATTACATTAGAGGAATGTCCATACATTAGTAAAACGTTATTAGATGAAGCTAAAAGCTCATTACCGGCAGATATATATGCTCAAGAGTATCTTGCTTCTTTTGTAGATAGTGCTAATGATGTATTTAAATCAATAGAGAAAGTAGCCTTTGTAGGAGAGTATAGAAGAGGTGGAGATGTATACGTAGGAATAGATACCGGACTATCGGATGATGCTTCGGTTATGACTCTTATCTCTCCCATAGGTAGAGTAATGAACGTAGTGAGTATATCACAAACAGATATCAATACGGCAGCGACGTTATTCTTAAAGGAGTTACAATCATACAATGTAGTTGGCGGCTATATAGAAACGAACGGAATAGGAAGAGCCATGTATGACTTAGTTCAACCTAAGCATAGACGTATACAAAGATTTGATACTAACCAAAATAACAAAACAGAGTTAGTAAGAAAACTAATAGCCGATATAGAGACAATGACTATAGAGTTACCATCAGCTGATTTATGTCCTCAGCTACATAGTGAATTTGCTACATATACTTATAAACTTAGTCCTACTGGTAAATTATCATTTGGTCATAGTAGCGGTGCTCATGATGATTATATCGATAGTCTTATGCTTGCCAATTATAGTAGAGTTAAATTTATGGAAAGACGTCCTATTAGAGTAAGCGGAATAAAGAATGTAAAGCCTTCATTTGGACGACCATTATAACATAACTACTTTAGAAATTAAAATCCTATTTATTAAAAGATGAAAGAGACTGTAAGATTAAAACTAGAAGTACCTGAATTCTTAACAATACAAAAGTATTGTGATATGAACGCTTATAAAGGACAATCCAAGTTCGGAAAATTAGTTCATGCTGTATCCGTACTAACCGGAGAGAGTTTAGCATCTGTAAGACAATGGGATGTAGAAAGCTTAACTAGAGTAAGCAATATATACGCTAATGTAGCCGATCATAAAGAACTATTTCATCCTATAATAGAATGGAAAGGACAATTATACGGTTACTCCAGTATAAAGAAATGTTCGTTAGGTGAGTATATTGACTTAGAGAACTATTCAGCAGATATGGAGAACTCTATGCATAAGGTAGCTGCTATACTATACAGACCTATAAAGAAGCATAGATTCGAAAGTATTATGTTTGGATTAAAACAAGGCATACGTACTGCTATAAATAAAGTAGATAATGTATTTGATTGGTACGACGTAGAGAAGTACGATAGTGATAAACGTCGAAGGACAGAAGAAGAGTATAGAGACTTTCCTGTGCATTTATTCTTAGGAGGGTTAGGTTTTTTTTTGAGCAGCGCAAACCTATATTTGAATCGTATAGCATATTTGAAAAAGCAGATAACGAAGATGGAGATGGAGGAGATGAACTCGAGGATCCTAGAAAATCCTTTGGTGAACACTGGGGATGGTTCGGTACAATTTACCAACTCTCTAAAACCAATATACTATCAATCACAGGAGACAAGTCAATAACAGATTTGAATCTCTTATTTAGTTTAACATTTTTAGAAATAGAAAAAGACTATAATGAAGAAATCGAAAACGCGAGGAAAAAAAGCCTCCAACAGCAGAGACTTAGATATTAAAGTTGAAAAGAAGTACCCTATGATTAATCGTAAAGAGGTACAAGCAGAATTAGATAAAGATAAAAACATAAGAAGACTACTAGATGTAGAAGCTTATAACCTAAACCAGATAGCAGGTATGTTAATGCTACCTCTAGAAAGAGTTAAAAAAGTAAAGAATGAGCGTTAATAGAATTACACGTAATGTACGTTACGAAGAAATAGTAAACCTAGTACAGTCAAGATGTGATGCACATTTAGCTATAGCATCTTTTGAAACAGGCACTATAGACTTCTTAGATGCATCAGCTGTAAATAGAAAATACCCTTATATATTTCTTAGACCAATGAATTCGTTTTATGTAGATAGAGCTAGAACATTATCTTTTGAAATGTATAGCTTAGATCAACCTAAGAATCAATCACAAAGTCATTTAGAGTTAATGTCTGATACTGAAGGATACATATATGATATTATGGCTTACTTTAACTACGGACCTACTGACATACAACAGAACTACGAAATGTTACTTAACGATTGTTCTCCTGTTAACGAAGGATTTCAAAATAGAGTATTCGGATGGGTTGCTAATATAGACATAGTAACACCATTTAATCTTAACTACTGCGTATTTCCAGAATATCCATAATATGTTAAAAGACACGTTAAAGCAATTAGCCAGACTAATATCTAGGAAAAAGAAAGAGATGGTTGGATCTCTCTTTTCTAAAGGTACCGGTAGACTAAAACGTTCTATAAAAGAAAAGCTAGTAGGAGATGATAGTAAAGGCTTTGAGATAAGGTCTCAAATGGTAGATTATGGTTACTACCAAGATAGTGGTGTTAAAGGAGTAAGTGAAGGTAAGTGGAAGAATAGAGTAAGAGCTAATAACAACTCTCTATATGCACCAGGACAATTTAAAGCACAAAGCAAAGTAGTAGGAGGTAATTTACCTTTTGCTGCTAGATACGTAATAAGAAGAATAGGACTAAAACCTAAACCGTTTGTAAAACCATCTGTATTAGATGTAATGAATAGAGAAGGATTTGATATGATTGCAGATGCAACAGCAGAAGATGTAGCATTAGAGTTTACTAATACATTTAAAAACGCTAAGATACAAGGATAATGGCAATAACAATTTTAAAATATCCGACAGACAATAATGGATTATCTCCTCAAGTATCTAAAGCTCCTTTAATATTTACTATTAGTTCATCTAATGTACCTCAATTTCAGTTTAGATATATTGCTGATTTATACGAGAGTGGTAGTACTACAAGACTAGCAAGATTTAAGTATCCTCAGAATAGTTCAGGTACTGCTAATATAGACTTATCAAGACCCATAAATGATTATATGGAGACTGATTACAATTGGGCTATTAGTGGTAGTCATATATATAGTAGTTCTTTAACTGCTAAAAGATTTCAAATAGAGTTTGGAGAAGAGTATGGAACAAGTTACGATAGTGCTGTAACAGTATTTGCAAATCAAGCAGAGTGTCAACAATCTATGTTAAAAGGAAATATACAATATCCTTCGCCTTCTAACTTTGACGGTAATACAGGTCAAATAACATTAGCTACAAGCTCTTTACAGTTTAATTACTTACCTTATGCATGGAATCCTTCACAATCTGATAATGTAGATATAGTAGCATATTCTGACGGTACTTTAACTAATAATCCTAATATGTTAAATAGTCCTGCTACTTCTAAGTACTATATAGAGCAAGATGTATTTTCAGGAGCTTTAAGAACTAACACTCTTGAAACGATATATGATACAAGTAGTATAGGATGGTATGTAGCGCAACCAATAGGTCATACAGATTTAGGTACAGAGACTTATTATTCAGAATACCTTTCTGCCGGTAGTTATAATTTTACAAGAAATATTGTAATATATGACGATAATAATAATGTAATAGCAAGCGCTAGCACTACAACTATTAACTTAGATAAACAAGCTTTATTATCTTTTCCAGTAGGTATGGAACAAATGGGTGGTATAGTAGACACCTCATCTGGTAATCCTATATCTAGTAGTGTATCAAGTTCAGCACAGTGGAGTTGGTATCAAAGTAGCGTAAGAAAAGTTGGACAGTATAATGCTGGTTTTAATCATTACTATTACAACGAAGATAAAGGACCGGAAACTATGTTTGCTAAAGATACAAGATTTATTAGTTCTTCTATTAGACCAGGACTATGGCAATCAGGTAAATTTTATCCAACTTACTGTAATGGTGAAAAGACTAGATTTGCATTTACTAATTCTTTTGGTTGTTGGGATTACTATAACGTATATATGCCTACTCGTAGAGTAACTAACATAGATAGGAAAATATACGAACAAGAAAGCATAAACCTAAATGACCGTATTTATCAATATAACGTCTCTAATAGAGGTGAATTGCAATACTATACAGAATATACAGATCAATTTGAAATAACGACAGATATAATTGACTCACAGGAGTCACAATGGTTAAAAGAGATGTTCGAGTCAAGTGAAGTGTATATACAAAGTGGTAGTGATTTTATACCAATTAACATACTAAATAATACAGAGACTGTTATAAACGATACAGCAAGAAATAAAAATTACCAATATACTATAAGATACCAATTTAGTAATTTAAGAGAACCAAGATAATGGCATATACTATAACACAGAAACCAACTACTCCTAATGCTGCATATACAAGACTTATGTATGTTGTATCAGGTAGTACCAATACTGCAAAACCTCAATTTCAGTATGTTATGGATGTATATGAATCTGGAAGTACTGACCTTATAAAGAGAAACTTTAGTCCAGTCAATCCAGCCGGTGTATCTGTATTTGATCCTTCTAGAATTATACAAGGACGATTAAAAGAAGAATTTAGTTGGGATATTTCATATCCGCAACCTTATCTTTCTAGTAGTAAAACGTTTACATTAAAGTTTGGAGAAACCTACGCTACGTCAATCTCATCTAGTGCAGCAATAATAGATGACGTGCAACAGACTAATACAGAAGTATTTAGAGGAGTAGTTGAACCTAATGCAGGAGCATTTGATTGGGATAGTAGTAGTTATGCTGTATTAAGCAATATGCCTGCTACAATGTCTATGCAAGAGAATGAATATTTAACTATAGGAGTGTATAATAACTCAGTTAACTCTATAAGCAGTAGTTTATATAGCGGCAGTACTAAGATTAATGAGATTAATTATAATATATCCGATAAATTTACTACCGTTCCTTTAAACCTTTTGCTTTCTGGTTCTTGGAACTATGCAGAAGTAAATGTAAGTAGTTCAATAGGTACACAAAGTTATAGATATGAAGCTAAAAAAGATGATTGTAGAGAAAAAGTTAGGTTTGCCTTTATTAATAAATTAGGTTCGTGGGATTATTTTACTAATTTTAACCCGGTCCGCGAAGTTATTGAAGTTGAACGAGAGCAATATACTGCTGCTAGGGTGGATTATTCTAGTCTTACTTCTACTTATGATATAAGCCGAAGAGGAGTTAAAGATTATCACAATAGTACAGATAATATATTTACTGTAGATACTGATTACTTGGATAAAGAAAATGCTAATTGGTTAGAAGAATTAATAGAATCTCCTTCTGTTTATATTCAAAGAAATCCTGGGGATATGATTCCTATAATCATTACAGATAGCTCTTATACTGCAAATACTAATCAAGCAAGACAGAAAGTATTTAAGTACACTATAAACTTTAAACCAGCAAATCAACCATTTGGTAATTGGATACCAGAGTATGAAAGCATAGTAAATGAAGCAGTTTATGATTTTAAGGTAAGGGGAGTAAGCCCTATATACTGGTGGGACTTTACTGAAAGTTATACTGGTAACTTAAGGTTTTCAAGTGGTAACGAAATATCTGAAATACAAAGTAAAGGTCAGTCACAAGAAATACTACGTACCATTACTGCACAAGGTCAAAATAAACCAACATTTGACTCTATTAATAGGTTAAGTTTTTTTAGTGAAAGTCTAATGAGAATGAATGCGTTTGATACCGGTAGTTATTTTGCTAATGATTTTAGTAATCCCGGCTTTCCAGCATCTAAAGACTTTACTCTAGTATCTTTTATACAACCAAATTTTGTAAATGCAACATCAGCATCTGCAGTAGTAAGTTTTTCAGATTCTAACACAGCTGCTGGTACATCTCAAGAAAACTATGTAATATTAACAAATAGTGGTTCTACTTCTATACAAGATGAGAGTGCCTATTACGGCGGTAGAACAGATGCTATTTTAAATATGAAAGCTATTGGATTTAATTCAGGACAGTATTATTCATATAGCGGTTCAAGTGATACAAGTCCTTGGCATTCTCAATTCTTTTTAGCTGAAAAAACAAGTGGTAGTGCGTTAATTGATTTTACTCAAACAAGGGATACTACTCAAAGCTTTTCTGGTCAATACTCTAACGGTACCTTGTCTAATAGTACTTACTTTACCTTAGGACAACCTGCTAATGGTGATGGAGAAGGAATATTAGGCTTTGCTCATGTTTTGCTATACGATTTTATATTAAGTGATGCAGAAATGCAAGAAGTAATAGAAACATTTAAAAACTCACTACCTTACGGTTGGGAAGTTAATCCTACAGTATAATGATAAACGATTTAATTTTAAGAGTAACATATGACGGAGTCGTAACTGACTTAGACGTAGATGGTGCTGTACCTTTAAGACTAGATATATCACAAGTTGATAATCAAGAGATAGGAGAAGTATTTGGAGTAAGTTCTCAAAACTTTAACCTACCGGGTACTAGTAATAACAATAAATTCTTTAATCATGGCTACTTAGAGTCTGCCATAGATGTACCGGGTTTATATGATACTATAGACTGTAGTGTATTACGTAACGGAGAGACGCTCTTACAAGGTAATTTACAGCTAAATGAAGTAGTTACAAGTGATAGTGGATTTATAACTTACGATGTTACGGTTAGTAACAAAGTAGTAGAGTTTAACGAAGCATTAAAAGATAAGTTTTTCTTTGAAGCTAACTTTGAAGATTTAAATCATACATTAAATACAGATAACGTATTAGCAAGTTGGTTACCAAGAGCTTCAGCAACCTTTAAAGACGGAGCTATATTTTATCCTTTAGCAGATTATGGTTTTGATAATAGATTAGCTTTTCCTACTATACCAAGATTATCTGCCGATGGTAGTAACTTCGACGGTAGTAGAGTATCAGGAAGTAGTGCTAACTCTGAAACACCTTTAACATTAGCTCAATTTTTACCGGCAATAGGAGTAAGAGAAGTATTCGATAAAATATTCGATCAAGCAGGATATGCTTATACAAGTAGTCTTATATCATCAAGTGAATTCGATGATTTATTTGTATTATTTAAAAACCAAGATCAATTAGGAGTCATAGCAGCAGGAGTAGACGAAGGTAATTTATTTACCGGTAAAGTAGCTCCTATGTTTATTATACCTTCTCAAGCAGGAGGTTATTATAGTTCAACTGGTTTCTTACTTAATGTAAGTGGTTCAGTAACTGACCCTGGTAGCAATTATAATACTGCAACAGGTATATATACAGCACCTAAAGATGGTAATTATAGTTTAAGTGCTAGTGTAGATTATACTAATGGTAATAATAATCCTGTAGCAAACACTGGTTATTTCTTAGAGTTAGATATAAATGGTTCAAGAACAGTTATAGCAGAAGAAAGACAAACTAGTGCAACTAACGGTGATACGTTTACTTTAAACGGTGAATCTACAGTACTACTAAATCAAGGAGATGAAATAAGTTATTACTTTGTATTATCAAATCAAGGTAACCCAGATGCTACAGATCCTATAGATATATTTGTTAGCAGTGGTTGGGATGTTACTGCCGCACCTTTATCTTATGCCGATTTACCGGTTAGTATGTCTTTGCAAATAGACGAAGATGTAAAAACTATAGATTTATTTAAGGGGTTACTAACACATTTTAATTTAGTAGCTTATGCCGAACAAGAGCAATCTAAGGTAATAGCGTTAGAGACGTTCGATACATGGATGAGAAGCGGTGAAGTAAAAGATTGGACTGAGAAATATAATAGTGCTAAAAGAATATCAATAAAGAATCCTGTATCGGAAGAACCAAGAGAGTTAAGATTTGGTAACGTAGAAGATGAAGATAGAATCTCTAGATTAGCAAAAGATCAAACTCCTAACTTTCAATACGGTACTTTAAGAACTTTATCTAATAGTAATTTAACGTCAGGAGAAAAGAAAGTAGAAAGTTCTTTCTCACCAACACCTTTAGCACCTGTTGTAACTTCTGTTACAGGATCAGATGGTGCAGTAACGTTAGCATTTAACAATGAAGATGCTAGTAGATTTATAGTACCTCATTTTTATAAGTTTAAAAATAATGCTCAAGAGTCATTTAAGTTTAAACCAAAGATAGGGTATAGAACTTACTATACGACAGGCGATAATAGACAGAGTGATTTATATGCACCTTCAGAACAATTTGTTTTGTCTGGTAGTAATAATTCTACTGCTTCTTTTATAGATTATAGTACGTTATCTAACTATAGAAACTACCCTGTAACTTCTTCTACTGAAGATTTACTTTTTAATTCTGCCTATAACAAGTTAAGTACTAATACATCTTTATATCCATCTAGTGGTTCAAGTAACTTTAATAACTATTGGAAAAACTATATAGATAGTATTTACTGGGAAGACGGTAGAAAAGTAACTATGGATTTATTCTTTAACGAGTATGAATACCAAGACATAAAATTAAACGATCAAATTATTATAGGAGATAATAGATATCGTATAAACAAAATAAAAGGGTTTAACTTAACCCGTAGAGATATAGTAACAGTCGAATTACTTAAATTATATCCAGTATATAGTCCTGTAATAGCTTCTGGTGAAGGTACAGTATGTCCTACAGTAGAAACTTATCCTGCTAAAAACATACAATCTTCTTCTATGACTTTATCTGGTAGCTTATTAACAGTAGGTTCAGGGGTATTAGAAAAAGGATTTGTAGTTAGTACAACAGATAGTACTCCTACTATAGAAGAAGGAGCAACTAAATATATAGTAGCAGGTACAACAGCAGGTGAATACGATTATGACTTAACTGGATTAAATGCTAATACAACTTATTATTACCAAGCATATGTTAGCTCTAGTCAAGAAGCTTGTGATGTAGCATACGGTGGTTCAGAAACAGAGACTACTTTAACTGCATCTTTAGGATGTCCTGCAGTAACTACAGATAGTAGTTCAATACAAGGACCATATGCAGCTACTTTATTTGCTACAACTACAGCAACAGGTTCAGGTATAGTAGAAAGAGGATTTGTTATTAGTGCAACTGATAGTAGCCCTGAAATAGGTGAAACAGGAGTTAACAAGAAAGTAAATGCTACAGGAGGAACAGCTGAACCTATAGAGAGCTGGTCTAACGTTCTTACCGGTAGTGTAGATACTTGGTTATCTTGTAGTACTGCATATAACTTTAGAGCATATGTATCTTCTAGTGAGTGTTTAGAATACGGTAGTAACCTTACCTTTACTACTGCAAATTGTCCTACAGCTTCTGCAGAATGTAATGCATTTAGTGCTTCAAGTGAAACTAACTTTAATAATGCTTGTAGTGAAACAATTAGTCAAGTACTATATACTGACTATAGCGGTTCATGGCCTCCAACACAAGGATTCTTAGACGGAGGAGGTAAGATGACAGTATTTATGAATAGTGGATGTAGTGTTGCTTCACCTAATACTTACTATGCATTCGATAGTGGTTCTGCAACAGGAACAAATGTTAATGCGTTCTTAAGAGTAGATGACGGAGTAGGATCTAATCCTGGAGATGTAATTTACATATACGACTGTGAAGGTCCTTAAGAGATAATAATGATATTTATATAATATGGCAAGAAGTACAGTAAACGTAGACGTTCAGATTCAAACTAAGTCGATAGACCAGTTAGAAAAAGAACTACAAGGCATTAACGAACAGTTAAAACAAGCTGATATTGGTAGTAAAGCATTTACTGAGTTATCTACTAAAGCACAAGGATTAACTAAAGAGTTAAATAAAGCTAACGAAGCAGCAGAAGGATTTACAGACGATAAGAAGTTTATGGCAGCCGATGGTGCTATTAAGGCTATGGCTGGTTCTGTAAGTGGTGTAGTAGGAGCATTAGGTTTATTAGGAGTAGAATCAGAAGCCTTTGGAGAGATGGAAAAGAAAGCAGCAAGTGCTATTGCTGTTGCCATAGGTGTAAAAGATATATCAGAAGGATTTAATCAATTAAGAAAATCTACTGTATTAGCTACAGCAGCTACTAAAGCTTATAATATAGCAGTAACTGCAGGTAATAAGATAATGAAGCTGTTTAATATTACAGTGGCTTTAAACCCAATAGGTGTTCTTATTGCAGCATTAGCAACCGTAGGAGGTTTAATTTATGCATTTAGAGATTCTATAATGGATACTATAAAGAATGCATTAGGTCCTTTTAAAGGTATAATTGATAAGATATATGGTGCATTTGTTTCTTTAGGAGAAGCATTAGGTATAGTAGATGATGCTCAGACTAAGCAAACTAAAGCTAACGTAGAAAGAATGGAGCAAGAGTTAGCCGTTGCTAATGCAAAAGGTGAGGCTACTCTACAGATGGAAAAAGATCTCTTATTAGAGAAAAGAAAGCTACTAGAAGAAGGCAGTGACGAATATAAAGATAGTATTACTCAGGAATTAGTCTTAGATGCTCAAATGGCTAAGCAAAAAGAAGATTTATTTAAAGAGTCAGAAGCTAAGAAACTACAAATACAAAAAGATAATGCTGATAAGTTAGAGGCACAAAGAAAAGATCAACTAGCTAAAGAGTTAGCAGAATATAAAGAGCATCTTAAAAAGATGACTGACCTAGACATATCTAATATCGAAGAGTTAGGAGATATAAGAAATGAGTTCTTCGAAAAGAATATGGAGAAGGCAGTTACTGACGAAGAAACAAGAATAGAATTAGATAGAAAAAAACAATTAGAAAGAATAGAAAACTTAGGATTAAACGAAAATTTAACTCGTCAGGCTATATCAGAAGTAAATAAGTACTATGATACTTTAGACTTAGAAAGAATAAAAGCATTTGACGAAGAAAAAGCTAAAACGGAAGAAGAAGATGCAGCTAGATCAAAAGCAATTAAGTTAGAATCTTTACAAACAGCATCTGAGTTATTTGGTCAAGAGACGGCATTAGGTAAAGCAGCATTACTAGCTAAACAGTTTTTATTGGCACAAGAAATGATCTTAGATATAAAAGGTACATTAGCTAAAGGTAAAAAAGCAGTAACTGACGCTGGTATTACAGGTGCAGGAGCTAGTACAGAAGTAGCAGGCTCTGTTGCTAAAGCAACCAATGTAGCACCGCCACCATTTAACATACCTTTTATTTTAACTGCTATAACTACAGGAGCAAGTATTTTAGCTTCAGTTAAATCAGCTATAGGTGCAACTAAACAAGCAGCAGGTGGTGCAGGAGGAGCAGGTGCTCCAGGATTAACTACACCTAATGTATCTGCCGCAACAGCACCGGTAGGACCTACAATTACTAATCGTAATGCAGCTCCACAACCAAGTATGGTAAATCAATCAATGAGAGCTTATGTAGTATCAGGAGATGTTAACTCAGCTCAAGAAGCAGATGCAAGATTAAACAGAAGAAGATCTTTAGGATAAAATTTATATTATGAGAATTATAGAATTATTAATTGACAAGTTAGAGGAGTTAAATGGATTTGATGCAGTAGCATTAGTAGAAGAACCAGCCATAGAAGCAGATTTCTTTGCATTTAACAATAAAGAAGTATTAGATACTATTAAGTTTGAAGTACTAAAACTTGCAATGAAAGAGAAGTTTGTAGAAAGATTACCAGGAGAAGGTAAAGATGATTATATAGCAAGATGTATACCGGTACTAAAATCAGAAGGATATGGTGACGATCAAGCAGCAGCTATATGCTATGATGCTTTAAAATTAGATAGTCACGAAGAATACGAACACAAATACCTTTATGTCTCTGTAGTTAAAACAGACGATGGTAAAAAGTACGTTATAGATGATACGTTACTACCAGAGCTACACTTAGAGAGAGGTAAGAAATACTGTATCGACCAATGTGATGAGTCTAATCAAGACCATCCTATGAGATTATCTATAACTCCTGACGGTATTCATAATGGCGGTAAAGCTTATTTAGGTCAAGGTACAGACGAAGTAGAATACCAATTAGATAAAATACACTTTTGTCCTAAAACTTCTACACCAGAAGTACTTTATTACTACTGTACTAATCATCCAGGAATGGGAGGTAAATTTATTATGGTAGAAAAAGAAATGGACTTAGATATAGATGTATCTAGTTTACCTAATTATGTTAACCCAGTAAAAGAAGAAGAATATGAATTTGAGTCCTTTACAGATTAT